ATCTCTATTACTTCCAGCTCCATTTTTAACATAACCAGATATCTCATAAATTTCGCCTTCACTTACTTTAATATATTGATAAATGACTTTGCTTCCACTGCCCTCACCAGGATATTGATATTTAGCAACCCAATTTCCTACATAAGCATTTGTGGCATCTTCTATAATTGACCATCCTTCTTCTTTTTTCCAATATGAATCTCCTAATTCAAAATTCGGATTATCAAGCAGGTTAGACAAGTTATTTGATGCAAGACTTTGATTGCTCGCTTCGCCTAAATTTGCAAGTTTTATATCTGAAACAATAATTTGACTTGCCGTTATCGTATCCGCCTGTATTAACCCTCCGTGTATAATCTTTCTACCAAAGGCCGGATAAGCCGTCCCTTCATCGTTATATGCCATAAGCCACTTATCCGAACCAATCGCATTAGCAAGCGTGTCTGTTCCGTGAAAAGTGTTATTGCTGTCGTTCTTATCCCAATAGATATATTTGTTTGTGCTGCTGTCGGCAGTTATTTCATACGTAACTCCTTTATAAGTTAGTAATATAGGATTTTCGTCATCATCTTTGGCCCAACTAATCGTATCACTTTCGTTACCACTCCACGCCAGATTCTGCGTTATAGGAACATCCATTGTCGGCAGTCCCTGTATGTATTTAGGATATTCTCTGCGTATCTGGTCAAAAGTCGGTGGCTTGGTGGCGACATCATCGCTTGTAGGTGCGTCATAGTCAGATATTGGTATTGTTGGATCGTCACTGTCATAGGTATATATCTCTTCATTGTACTCAATAGCAGTAATTTTTATCCTTTGCTCCTTGCTCCTGCTTAAACCAATAACTCTATATTTTCTCGCCGTGTCATCTGATGTTCCGTAGCAGTAGATGTTACCCGCACTTGGATTAGTTGTCCACGTATCCGTTATTGTAATAGTAGTGCCATCGACGCTACTAACCGTGTGCTCTTCTATCTGCTCTTTTTCGGCGCTCGGGTTATAAACTCTTACTAAAATCTTGTCTGTCCCCCCGCTTGCTGTAACTTCCTTATCGACTACGACAGTATTATTTGTAGATGATACAACTCTGCCCCCCTCCTTCCAATCTGGCACATCGTGCTGGACGTATATAACGTCCCCTATTGTGCAGGCAATAGCATCAATATCGGCTTCGAATTCAATTATGGATTTCAGTAATATATTTTGCGCCAGCCGAAACATAGCTGCCCGCCATGCCTCAGATTGCTTCGTAATACCAAAAAGCTCAAGTGTAACCTTGTTCTCAAAACTGCCCGCAGAACTATTATATACTGTAAACGGAACCCTCTCGTAATCCTGCAATTCATCTCGATAATGTACTTCAACCTCGCTTGCTCTTTCCTCTTGTGCCAGAAATGTTCGCTTAAAGCTATCCTTAATGATATTCCCCACGCTAAACATTTGCGTTACGGTTGTCGACTTGTCGATAACGACAGAATATTCCGTCCCATTTTGTATAATTATACATCTTGCAATCTCGCATACCTTTAACGCTGCCTCCCACATTGTAGTAGCTGTATCAAAACCGCCGTTAAAAGTGATTCTCTTTTCCGTCCCCCCATTCCCATCGGGCACAAGCTCATCGCAAAAATCAGCTAAAGCTACAAAACTCTCTAAATCCAACCTATTGGGATTTATACCTTCGTATCTCTCAACCGCATAAGCCGTCCCCCCACCATCACCGCTTATAACCGGCTGGGTTAGAATATCATACAATACCCACGCTGGATTGTTGCTGTATTCGATACTCCAAGTTTCCGTCTCATCGTCATAAACCCTAACAACCGCCCCTTCCTGAATTACATCGACTTCAAGCGAACCGGATAACTGGTCTGTAGCCAACGCCTGTATTGCCAAAAGCGAACGCCCTGGATACTTAAAGCCATCCTCCAAAATCTCTCGAACAGAACCAAGCAGCAATCTATCGCCATAACGAGCACTTGTCTCGTCTGATGTATCTTTGCTCACCCTAATATCGTATTTCGTCCCCCTATTTATTGTAACTGGTGAGCCACCTGTATAATTTTCGCTTGCTGTATAGCTTTTCCTTATCGAACTGGTAACATCGTCAGTAATCGTATCATCCACCAGCGTTGACCAATCGTCTGCATCGTGTTCAGACACTTCAATTTTAATATCAATATTATGATTGCTTAACCCCCCCTGATTATTAGCATAGTAAATCCCCCTATCAAAACATAGCTCAACCTCCAAGTCATCAAAATCGTTATCAGGAGTTGTATATACTTCTGAACCGCCACTATTAGTAACTACTCTAAAAGGTCGATATTCTGGCTTTGTCTCTGAAAATAAGCTGACTACCGTCTGCTCTAATGTCCCCCTTTTTTCCTCAATACTTACATCATTATAGTTAGTATATTTCTGTCCATTTATAGTTATATCGTAATTGCTGCCATCCGATTTAGTAATGCCCTTGACCGGCCCCGCCCCCAAAGCAACCAACATATAAAGTAACTGTTTAGTGTCATCGCTATCGTCCGGCTCTGTATAAACGCTGATAACATTGCCATATAGCTTGTTCTTGCCATAAAATTTAGGCACCACTATTCCTTGACGATTTACAGTATGCGGCTGCCATCTATATATTTGTGAAGCTTCTGCATCAAAATCCAGTTTCGGTGTTTGCGGTCCCGGCATTAGTGAGTTTATAAGTATCCCCCCTGCTGCCACAATGGCTGCCCCCATCATCCAAGATACAAGTCCTGCCTCTGCCGCAAAAAAGTTAGCCCCAAGCATAGCGCCTGGTCCAACCGCCCACACAAGCGCAATCATCAATACTGCACCTAAAATATCCTTATCCCCATCTCCACCACCGGAAACAACTGGCATAAAAACTATTTCATCGCCAAGTCTCGGTATTGTAGAATCCCAAAATTCCTTTTCGACCACCATCCCATTTATGCTAATAACAACATCTAAATCGGCAAGGGTATGCTCATCTTTAATTTTTTGTAAGCTCTGACCCCTAAAATCGAGATTTTTAATATCCCGCTCTTTTCGATTAAACGGATTTTTAATTGTTATCATTCTTACCGGCATAACGGTAAAATCCTTCTATTTTGCTTTGCCAGAATTTATGCCTCAATTTCTCCACTGCTACAGAACGCTTCTCCAAGATATGTATAAACGTTTTACCATCCTCTAACACAACGCCCATATGATTCACAAACGGTGGTCTCAAACTAAACGTAACGATGCAAAATGGCTCTGGTTTCTCCAGTTTGATATAATCTTCCTTTTTACTTGCATTTATCGCTTCACTTCTTGCCTGCAAGTCTTCGATAGATTTTTTATTAGGCAGTTCAATACCAGCCCTTCTGCATACTTCACGTGATAAGGTATAGCAGTCGTAGCTTTCACCATGTCCACCTATCTCAAACGGCTTACCCAATAAATCTTCATAATCCATTACGCAATCCTAACCGTTCCGCTACGTATCCCTGGAAACCCACCAAAATTAGTGGAGTTACCTCGTTCCCTACAATCCGCCAACGTTCTATTGCAAATCGCATATCCACACTTTCCGCCTGATGTATAATCTGAATATGACTCGGTATCTATATCAACCGTGAAAGCATTGCCATCCTCGTCTGGGTCTGCATTCTGCACTGTTCCCGATTCTCCATTTATCTCTGTCATACCCCCGACTTCTGCAAATTTTATCACATCATCAACAGCAAACTCGTGGTCTGCACAGCTAATTTTAGCATTAGACGCCTTTGTAATCCCCGTTATATTCTTGCCTGCATATTGACATCGCGGCCCATCTCCATCATAAACATCGTTGTATTTATAGCTACAATGCAGGGCCAAAAATTTATGCAATGGAAACCTTTGCCTTAATGGATTAGGTGCACCAAGTGTAAATACTACCCACTCAGCCGTGCTATAACATTCTATCACATCATAAGATAATTCAAGTTCGCTATAATCTTCTGTTAATCTATCCGAATTAACTACCGTAATCTTGACCGTTGACCCAATAGCACCGTCTAAATCTTCAAGATATGGCTCTAACAATTTAGTGATGTTACTCACTCTCAGTGTAACAGTATGTATTTGACCCTTGCTTGTATTTTTTGTCGGCTCAATCTCGAACGGAAAGGCCGTATAAGTCTGACTGCCACTTCCACTGCCATCGTTAAAATCTACATTCTCAAAATTACGCACAAACCTTAACTCTGTCCCCTCGCTATTATTAAGAGTGATTTTCAAAAGAATCAACCACGCCGCTTTGCTTTGTAGTTTATTCTTCTCGATTATCAAGTTTGCCGGTATATCTCTCATTTTTGCTTCTCATACGTCCCGTTTAAGGGCCTAAAAATTTTTTTAAGTAGTAAAGTATCAATCTTCTCGACTTTTTAGCTTGTAGGGTTCGCCTCGACCAAAATAACCTCTGCCTTCCATCTTTTCAAAGGCACTCTGACATCTAAAGGATTAAACGTCCATTTTACAGGTTCTGCGAACCGGACATCATAAGTCGTTCCATCATCCGTATTTTCCCAATTAAAGCTTGTGCCACCGAATCCTGCCGTATCTTTCTCAAAGGTTTCTAACGTTGATTTGTCTATTTCTGTTAGATACTCAAAAACCAACTTCCACTTTTTCGGCACTACTGTAAATCTATTTCTTGTCAATTGATACCCATTCTCAAATTGACTCCGCATAGTCGGGTCAACCGCCGTCTCTTGCTCAAAATCCAGAACACTCGACCCTTGTGTTAATGTGGGAAAATCTGCCATTATTTATTCGCTCCTATACCCTGAATCGCGCTACGCATAGGTCCGTAATTATATATATCTTTTATCAGAACCTGCGTTATATATTTTTCGCCATCAAACTCTGCCGGCCCTATCTCGGCATCTACCGGTCTTGCCGTCTGGTTAATGACTTCGACCTTATTAACAACATTCACTGGCTCACCCTTTGGCACCACCGTTTCGCCCCTTTGTAATATCGCCGGATATTCATCTGGTTGCAACCCAGCGTGCAATTTCGGCGCTTTGGTAAATAGATATTCCGGCACTTTAACTTGTGGCAATCCTGCACCTATAATTCCACCACTGTGCACCCTACTAACGGTCGTTGTGCCATAAGTAGCACTGCCACCCGTATTAGTATTACCACCGCCGCCGAATAATCCAGTCATGAATGAAGATGTCATTATCCCTGTCGCAATCTGGTATGACATTATCTGCACCATAGCAGAAGCCACAGATTTCAAAAATCCGGTTGCTGCTTCCTTAAAATTCTTTGCCTCTAAAATCATATCTGAAAATGCATTGGCGAAAGCATCCCGAATACTAAAAGCAACTTCTTTTCCCATCTCTCCGAAGGTTTTCATATCATTTTTCATCTCTTTTGCTGCTGCCTTGAAGCCGTCAAGTAAACTGTCTGACGACTTTAACCTTTCAATATCAAGCTTCCGCACCTGTTCTTTATACCATTCGTCCAGAATGAGTTTATCGTCTATGAACTTTTCATACTCCTCACGTTGTAAATTCAATAGTTTCTTCTCTACTTCATAAAGTCCTTGACTCATCCTCCCCATTTCAGAATACATCGACCTATATGCTTCAAGTTTGTCCCTTGCCCACTCATCTGACTCTGCTCCCGCCTCTTCAGGTATCATCTCTCCCTCTTTTGTAGGTTCAAGCCACTTATCAGCTATATCCTTCGCCGCCTGTTGCAGTTTTTTTATCTTATTGATTTTCTCCTCAAACTCTTTGAGCCATTCAGGGTTTAAGATAAATGGCATCCCCGAAGGCATTATCAAATATTGATTGCCAAGCTCCTGCACCTTTTTGAGCCAAGATTCCAACTTTCGCAGAGTATCCT